TCATTAAAACCCACCAGGAAATTTAACTAGATTTGCTCCAATACCAAATCCAGCACCTGATCTAGCAGTTGCACCCATAGATGGAACATATGTATCAAGAATGCTAAATGTAGCAGCAGCAGTTAATGCAATCAAGACAATTTCCTCAATATTTAAGGAACGTTTAGGAATAGCATAAGCAGCAATAGCAACCATCAAACCTTCAACAAGATATTTGATAATTCTCTTAACAAGTTCACCAACGTTAATTAAACCGTTCATTATATTAAATAACAAGAAAAAATTTATTATTAAGATAAAAAACTTAAAAATAAATAACTAAATTAATTAAAATGGATAGAGCTAAATCTAAACAATCCAAGAAATCTGGTTTTGAGAGAAAATTAGTTAACGGTAAAGAAAATTATAAATATGTTGACTTGTTAGAAGAAGATAAACCAATCGCTGGACAAAAATTTGTTTGCATGTCTTTTTGTTCCCCTGAAAAAATCCTAAAACAAAAAGAAATATTTTTTTTCGAAGAGTTCCTAAAGAATTGGGAATTTAACAAGTCTATGGAAAAATTTCTACAATTTATTAATTTTATTTCATACAAGTATAATGTTTCATTTGAAGAACTAGATAAAGATTTTAAAGACTTTCTTCAAGAAGAAAAGGATAATTTATCTAAATCAAATTTAGCTGATGATTATAAAACATATCTTGATAATCATGAAGAAGATTTACAGAAAAAATTTGATGTCGAAAACAATTTCCAGACAAGTACAAGAGGTCTAAAGATTAGAGGTTCTTATCCAACACAAGAAGAAGCTGAATTAAGATGTAAAATGTTGAGAGAATTAGATCCAAATCATGATATTATGGTTGGACCTGTTGGTATGTGGATGCCGTGGGATCCTGAAGCTTATAAAACAGGGCGAGTAGAATATATGGAAGAAGAACTTAATCAATTAATGCATGAAAAACAAAAGAATGAAGCAAATGCTAAAGCTGAATTTGACAAACGTGTTAAAGAGACAAAGCAAAAGGCAATTGAAGAAAATATTAAAAAGGCTGAAAAGAGTGGTAATACATTATCTCAAACTATTGATGAAAATGGTAATTTAATTGGTGTTAATAATACCAACACACAGGAGTTTGCTCTTGGTGAACAAGAAAATATTTCAACTGCTGACATTTGTAAAGAATTGTTTGAAGGAGAAAATATTGTTGTTGGTAAAAGTGATTACGGTCAAAGTCAATTGAAATCTGGACCATTTGCTAATAAGTAAAATGATTTACATTTGATATAAAAATATTTATAATATTCAAAATAAATATTTTTAGTTTATAGAATAATAATAATAATTTATTATTGTGTTATTTTTAACACACCTACTCATTTTTGCAGTTGAAATTCCTTCAATATATGCTGCTTTAGCTATAGTTTCAAAAGTAGCTAATAATTGATTTGTATCTTTTTCTCTCTTATAAACTTTTTTACCTGTTGATGAAATAAGTTTTGGTTTATATTCATTTATTTTCAAAGATAAACCATAATATCCTTCATTACTACCTTCATCTGTCCAAACAGTTGCTTTTAGTGCATAAGGTGAACTATTTAAATATTCTTTTATTTCTTTCATATCATTTTCTGTGAATTCTTTTCCAACCGACAACTTCCATTTTTGATATTCTCTCAATAATACAGAGTTTAAAATTTTTCCAGAATCAGAAAATTTACATACTTGAAAAATAAAATTTTCTACATCATTGTTAGTTAATTTTTTTTTATATTCAATTGATTTTAATTTAATTCCAATATAACCATGTCTGCCATCTATTTTTTTTGGTTTAAATCTTGTATCTAAATAATTTTTTAAAGAATGAAACGTTTCTTTTGTTGGTTTTACTTTGCTCCACAAACGAAAACGACCTTCTAAGTTTACAGATATTTCTTCAACGTCTGGTCTAACAATACATATTTCGTTTACAAATTCATTAAACTTTTTGTTTATGTCATCTTCTGGTAACAAGACATTTTTGTATACAGAATTTTCATTTTCTTCAATAGAATTAATAATTTCATTTTTTTTATGTAATTTATCATTTAATTCATTTATCATTATATCATTTTCTAAACATTTTTTTTCAAGTAATTTTATTTTTTCATTCAATAAATTATTTTCACTTTCTAATTCATCATTACGTTTAGTTAATTTATTAAAATTTTCTATACTATATATTTTACATTGAATTATTTCTTTTATAATTTTTGTTAATTTTTCAATAGTAAAAATTTCATTATACGCAATAATTTCTGTTTTATTTTTATTATTAACTTGTATTGTTCTTAATTGAGGTTTAATTTTAGAATGAGATTTTATGAGATTTTCTATTTCAACTTTGTTTTGAACTCTAAACGCATTTTTTAAGTTAAAATTAGTGTAATGTTTATGATGATAAGATACTCTATTGGATAAGTCATTTGTATGACCAAACTTAATTAGTTTCTCTCCATTTTCATTTGTATTATCAATTGTGCCGAAATAAATACATTCAGTATTAACAGGAAATTGACTAATTAATGCTTGTTCTACTTCTCTTTGTTTTTCATGGATAAGTTTATCTTTATTTTGCAATTGTAATTTTAATTCGTTACATTCTTCATCAATTGTTTCTTGTATTATTTTTTCTAATTTCATAAAATAATCATGTATTTCATCCGCTTTTTTTGTTCCAGCTTTCAAACAGAATTTCTTAAAGGTTTCAATATTTAACATAAATATTTCTTTATTTTGACCGCCATGTGATTTTTCATGTTGCTTTGCCAATTGGCAAAGCGAAATTTTATAATCATTATTGATTTTAAAATTTTTTTCTAACAATCTTTTCGCATTAACTTTTTGTCCAAATCCTAACCATTTCCAAACATTATCTAAATCAATAACAAAATCTTCTTTACTATCATATTTTAGATAACAATAAAAACTTGATAAAAATAAATGTTGTTCAAAATCAGTAAAATTAGTTTTAATTTTTGTTAATAATTTAACATTATAATCATTTGATAACTTAGTTATAGGATTATCTTCAATCAATTTAACAATATCTAATTGCTCCATTCAATTATAAATTAATAATAATTTAGTCTTTAAGTTATTATTTAAATATTGCATTTCGCTTTATAAAACGAAAGTATCTCTATATTACCACCCAGTTGTCTTTTTAACGCTAATTCTTGGCCCACCACCACGTTTCTTCGTCTTAGTTGGATCATATTGTTCTTCCTGATCTTCCTCTGGCAATCCTTTTGATATTTCCCAGAATTCTTTTGAACCTAATTTGAAATCATTATGGTTATCGGCTTTGTAATAAAACACTTGATCATTTAATTTATTAGATTTAGAGTTATTATTTATTACTAGACACTCATAATTCTCAGTACATTGATCCATCACTTGACAAAAGGCTTCAAATGTTGGAAACATGCCAGCATAATTCTCATATATTCTTTTTCTATTCGCAATGTAATTTTCTCTCAAAATAAATACATAATCTATGTTGGTTCTCAGTGTGGGAGGAATACCTAAAGGATATTGCATTGTGATGACTAACATGACCTTCCAATGTCTCCCATTCATGAATAGTAGACGCATTAATTTATCACGAGACCATGTATTGTCATATAAACAGTCATCTAATATAACAAATGCTCTTGGGTCTATATTAGTGCGTTTATATGCTTCCATTTCTTTTTTTACCTGTTTTAATACAGTTCTTTGACGTTTTAATATATTCTCAATAATAGCTGAATTATATTCATTGTGAATAAATAATCTTGGCACCATTTTACCATAAAATCCGTTTCCTTCTTCTGTACCAGATATAACTGTTCCAATTGGAATATCTTGTTGATACCATAGCAAATCTCTTACCAAAAAGGATTTACCTGTATCACGTTTACCAATTAATACAATTACTGGACCTTTGTTTTCATTTGGTTTAAACTGAATACTTTTCATATCAAATTTTCTAAGTTCTAAAGTCATTATTATACTATTTAAAAAAAAATTTAAATAAAAATAAACGCTAATCAAATTTCCTTAAATTATAATGTATATCTTTAGCTATATTAAATATATTCATCAAATAATAAGTTAAAAATATATTTAATTTATATTTTAATTCACTAAAGATGATAACGATTAATTATCAAAAAAGGAAAAATGCCGAATTATTTAGTTCTTTTGAACGACAAAATTCTTTGTTTTTATCAAATACTCAAAATTTTATACCTATTTACAAAAGATTTTTTAATTTGAATGACAATAATTATAATTCCATCAATTTAAATAATAAATGGTATATATCTAGTATTAAAGACCAAATTGGTGACAGTAATAATCTTTTTCATTGTAGAATTAAAAATATAGAGACCAATAAAGTTAAAGATAAAGAAGTTTTTTTTAAAATGGCTCCTTTGTTAGACCCTTTTAAATACGTAATTGGTAAGTATGATATATCAAATCCTAAATTATTTAATTTGCCCAGTTTAAATTCTACTACTGAATTATGTAATCCAAAAATTATAGATATAAATAATTCTGCTTATGTTGATGGATTGTTTTTATTTTTAACGAATCAATTACTCCATACTAACAATTTTTTTCACGGAGTAGAATACTATGGATCTTTTTTAGCTATAAAAAATGATTTTAAAATAAATGTATTTGACGATATTGACTATCTTAATGGCTCTGATTTTTTCAATAAAAACAAAAATATCCTATTTAAAATAGATGATTATCAACATTTATTTAATAATGATGAACCTAAATTGGCTCCTATTAAAATTGGAAATAACATTAGTATTAAATCCATGAATTCAATTGATAATAATATGTTTGAAAATATTTTTGAAGACGATAATAACAATAATAAAATGATTGATCTAAATGATTTAAAAGATTTATCATTGGATCTAGTCGAACTTAATAATACTATTTCACAAAATGATCATCATGTAACTTTAAAATCGAATTCTACGTGTTCTTCTCGTTCATCTCACACAAATGATAAAGATTTAAATGATAATTGTGATAACTGTGATAATCAGTTAGAAGATTTTTCCAATGATTTAGATAACAATTCAAATTTGGATGAAAATGAAGAAAATGAAAGTGATTATGATGAAGAAGAGGAAAAAATTTATGTAACAATACCTAAATTTCCTGTTCAAGTTATAAGCATGGAATATTGTAAAAACACTTTTGATGATTTAATTGTAAATAATGATTTAACTACAGAAGAATGGTATTCAGCATTTATGCAAATAATAATGATTTTAATCACTTATCAAAAAACATTTCATTTTACACATAATGATTTACATACTAATAATGTAATGTATAATAAAACTGATAAAAAATATTTATATTATTGCTACAAAAAGAAGTATTATAAAGTTCCTACTTTTGGTAGAATATTTAAAATTATTGATTTTGGGAGAAGTATATTTAAATTTGATGGTAAATTATTTTGTAGTGATAGTTTTCAAACAGGAGGAGACGCGGCTACTCAATATAATACAGAACCATATTTTAATAATAAAAAACCTAGATTAGAACCTAATTTTAGTTTTGATTTATGTAGATTAGCTTGTTCTATTTTTGATTATATAATTGATGACTTTGAAGAAATGAAAGATTTGAACCGTGTAAATGATCCAATTAAACGTTTAATAGCAGAATGGTGTTTAGATGATAAAGGAATCAATATGTTGTATAAAAATAATGGAGTAGAGAGATATCCTGACTTTAAATTATATAAAATGATAGCACGATGTGTTCATAATCACACTCCTCAAGCCCAATTAGAACGACCTGAATTTGATTCATTTTCAAAATTTTCTGGAGAAATTAAAACTATGGATGAAGTCATTGATATTGATAAAATAAATTGTTTTGTTTAAAATTATATTTTTCATTTCATAATATAAATAATTTTGTTTATATACATTATGGATAATTTCGGTTTTATTATTACAAGACATGTAAATTCAGAAAAAACTAATAATTATTGGAATCATTCTGTAAAACTTATTAGAACTCTCTATCCATATAAAAAA